GTAGCAACCGCATAGTGTACGTTGCTGATACCATATTTAATCTTACCCATCAATAACTACCTCACTTTCATATAGTACTTCATACATATTTTCTTGATTGATGTATTGTTCTGATTTTTCATACACCAATCCGTTAGCTTTTAATACATTTTCAACTTTCCGCTCTGTATCAAAATCTTTTGTATTAGTGTATAGTTCGATATTTAAGTTTGTAATGCTTGCATAATTTGTGTTATCTGCGCACTCATCATTACTAGATGGATAATAGAAAAGAATATACGGAAGATTTGGTGCTTTTTCTTCGGGCCACTGATAATATGCACACTTATTAGTTCCTAAGATTCCATTTAGCATGGAAGCAATTTCATCAAATATCATTTCCCTATTCTCTCCTTTATTCTTTCCACCAGTTCTTCTTGAGTCCAGTCATTTACAATAGCAATATGTTGGAATGCTTTAGTTCTTCCACCATTTGCTTTCGCATGACCAAATTCAAGTAAGTGTGTTAATTGATAATCTGTCTTGTTGTGCACAATTGCTTTAACTTGTGTTCGTTTTGCTTCTTTAGAAGTTGACCAGCCTTTGTTATATCTACCTGTTCTACGATTGTAACTATTAGCAGATTTCAATCTTTTAGTGGCTTCTTTTGCCACATCTGGAATAATTTCTCCAATTGCGCGGCTCGCTTCATCACCATATTCAGTAAGTAAGTCATTTATTGTAGATGATAAATCATCTGGTAATATTGTTTGCTTACTCATTTCCTTTTCGTTTTTCTGTATACAGTTCTATATGATCATCATCGCGTTCATATGTACGATAGATAGTTAGTCTCTGCCCATGATATATACAGATTTCTTCACCTCTATAATCACCAGCAAAAACAATAAATTGTTTCTGCGGATTTAACCCCATTCTTCTACCGCTGAACCACTCTGTAGAACTTGTACTCGATACAGAACAGAAAACATCCCGATGGCTTTCTACAGTTTCAAATACACCCTTATCATTCTTTTCTGATAATTTAGAAACAAGTGTAATCATATCAGACTTACTCATCGCTCTTCTTCTTTCTAAATCCAGCAACCTTTAATCGTTCCTGGTATAGATTCCACGATTTTTCATCTCCGTTGCCGAACATGCCACGAACATATAAAACAACTAGCTTACATTCATTCTGATTATTAACATTGAAATCTATTCCAGTTGCTTCGGCAATATCTTCCTTTGCGGCTTCAATTAGATGATCAATTTCACCAGCGTCATACGCATCTGTAGTAATACGCAGATTCGTTTTAACATATTGTTTTAACTCCGTATCATTCATAATTACCTCCCACCAACAGAAATAGAAAAAGGAGAAGATATTTCACTTCTCCTTTTAAATCCAAAATTAAGCCTTAGCAATAAATGCGCCTGCACCTGCATTACGCATCGTTCCCTGCGCACGTGTATATCCAGAGTAGATAATCTTGTGTGCCTTAATGTCCTTATCTGTTTCAATCATAACAGGCTGTACAACATTCAATACAAACATCTTTGGATCTAAGATAAAGATTTCATTACCTGCAGCAGAATCTTCCTTAACTTCTGAACCAAATGTTACACCATCGCGGAATACAGGCTGTCCGTTCTTATCTACTAGGGATAATACAGAGCCAAACTTAGTTCCACGTGATGCATATACAACTAGATTGCTACCAGCTGATACCTTTCCGAATGCAGAAATATATGATGCATAATCAAGTGTAGCGGCAACAACCTTATTAGCAGCACAATCAGTCTTAATTTGTGCAAACACATCAGCAGCCAATGCTTCGCCTAAGTCTGCAGCAATTTCAGCAGCTAAGTAATCTTCTAAAGCACCCTGTGTCATCTTTGCTTCTGCATAGGATAATTCAACACTCTTAGAATAATCATTTCCATTTAATACAACCTTAACGAATGTATTTGCTTCATCAGCGTTTGGTGTGCCTTCTGTAACCTTCTTAGCCTTACCAGCAGTAATTGCAGTATGCTTTGTTACTTCTAAAATAACACCTGTATTCTTAATATCAATGTCTGCCAAGATTGGATGTGCTGTGTGGATATTATCCCAAATCTTATCATCTAACTGTTTTGGTAATGCAACACCATTGTCTGTTGTAATTAATGCAGCACGTTGTTCAGGTGTAGCTTCACCCTTCAAGAATGCATAGAACGCATCACGATATTCCATCATATCTTTTGTAATAATCTTTTCCATTTTTCTCTCCTCTGTAGGTAGGTCTACTTCCTTACCCTCTCCATTTTCAACTGCTTCAACTTCTGCTCGTTCTTCTTTTTCTTTTTCTTCAAGTTCTTGTTTCTTGAGCATTAGTTCTTTTCTTCGTACCTCGATTGTATCCAGTTCATCTCCCAACTCTGCACAACGTGTTTCGCTTGCGGTTTCAACTTCTTTAGAAATTGCAGATGCACGTTCTTGAGTGGCATTTAACTGTTCGAGGACTTCACGTAATTCCTTATTCATTTGAATCCTTTCTAGCCAGTTGCTCTGCTCTAGCCTTTAGCGCTTTTCGTCTTTCTTCTACGAAATCAGCTTTCGCTTTTTTCTGTTCACTCTCCAGTGATGCTTTCACGCTCTCCAGTGATCTAGCATTAATAGAAGTCTGATCATACGCAGGGAATGTAACTGCTGATACTTCAAATACCTTTGAAATACTTGTAATATGTCTGACCGGTTTCTCTGTATCCAGTCCTTCCCATCTCTCTCCGTCAACAGTGAACATAAAAGACATTCCACTACAGTCTTGACGATTAACGGCTGAATATAATTCTCTTGCTCTTGAATTATTTTCTGTATCTAAATCAACACGAACATGCAATCCATCTTCTTGCACAGATAATTGCATTGTTGAATTTGCATTATTATTTCGACTACGTGCCAAAGGCAACTGGTCTGTATCATGATTAATTAAAAAACGGACATCCTTTAAGTCCGTTTGATTTAATGCACCACTATCAATTACCTCTTTACAGAATCCAAAGTCCGTTTCTTTATCGAATACAATCGGTACGCCCTCAATAACGTTTCCGTGTTGCTCGTCACTTCGTGTTACAACGTCGCAAAAGAATGAGCGATTTTCTTTTTTATTCTGATTCATTTCCATTTTCTTCATCTTCCTCCGCCTGAATATCAGATTCCTTTACATAGTTATTTACTGCGATCATGATTTCATCACCACCACGCTCATGCCCTAATGGAGTATATCCAAGCATGCTTCTGTAGTCGTCTCTTGTAAATAATCCAAGTTCTTTAGTCGCGCTAATAACGTTAACTATTGTCGCAGTTGGTTGATACTTCAAACGAGACATATTAACTTCAATCTCATTGCCAAAACCACGCTCTCTTTCTGTATATAGTGCATACGTTAAAGAGTCTGTTAAAAGAATTGCAAATGGTTCTAATCTTCCTTCATACACAGCTTCATACTGGTCTGATGTAAATTTGTTTTGTAGGAATTCTTCATTTACTCCAAAGTATGTAAAAATCTTATTCTTCGCTTGGTCCATTGTCGCAGAATCAACAATGTATGGCTTTGACTCGATATTCTGATAGTCAAATTTTCCATCCACCGCAATTACACCACCATTATTTTGTGCCGAAAGATTATCTTTAATAAATCTCTGTTTTGCTTTTTCTAGATCATCTTCTTTAATTACATTTACTGTCTTTAAAATACCGCGGATAATAGCACTATTTTTTATTCCGTTAATAATTCCCTGATTTTGTGCATCAAGTAACTCACATGCTGTATACAGTGCCGTATTCGCATCACCCATTAAATCATCTCTAATAAAGTGATTTCTAAGATGGATAATACGATTATATGGAACCGTATACGTACGCGTATAACTCAACTGGAAAGAAGCATATAACTTATCGTTCAATTCATATAGCTTGAATGTCTTATAGTTAATTGGATGTAGTGCTATTAGATATCCTTTTTCATCATATTCAGGATAAATAAATGCATTATTGTTCAAGAAATACATTGCGCTTGTCTTATATAAAAAATCGTACATAGTCATGTACGGATTAGGATGCTTTAAAACCTTTGCAATATCAGAAACATAGTCAACTGTAGTTGTACCATCCTTATTTGCAATTACAGCACGCAACGACATTTTTGCAATGTTTCTAGCAAGTGCATCTACAGATGCACGAACTAAGTCAATATTTAGTGATTGTCCATCAAACGAACGATAACTCCATGCTGCAATATCGTATGGTTTAAAATCGCTATTGTATGTGGATCTAGACCGCTTAAAAATATCAAATAATCCCATTTCTTCTCCTATCCAACCAAATTCAAGTAATCATCGCGATACTTTACATATATTACATATGCATTCAATAAACTAACCATGCCATCAATACGCCTATTCTGTTGTATCTTTACAGGCTGAATTGATTCAATACTGCCCTGTGCTTTAATTCCAGTATTTGATAAACACCATTTAAGCATTGGATTGTTATCATAGTTAATCTCTTTATTTGCGAGCCGCGCACCAAGTTCCTTCATTGGTGCAGTCCAAGTAAACGGACCCTGTGCAACCTTCTCCATTACAGACTGCCCAAATTCTCCAGCCATTTCGTCAGCCCAATATCCAGCTAACGCTCTATCATATCCCATCTTCCACAAATCAATACCGTACTTATCACGCATGTCTTTGTACCATTGAGTTACATCGCTATAGTTGACCATATTCCCGTTACATATAGTAAGCAACCCTCTATCAGCCCACACTTGATATGGTGCTTCTTTTGAAGACGTCTTTTCTAAGTAGTCAATTCGTGCTTGTGGTAAAAAATAATGCTGTAAAACATAGATTTTCTCATCATCTTTTTTACGGATTAATAGTGTAGCTGCAGTAAGGTCAGTAGTAGCAGATAAATCGCATCCACCAATCGCATATGTATTAGCAACATCATCCATTGAGAACGTATCCTCACAATCAAGTTGTTCCCAAGATAGCCAAGTCTCTGATGTTACATTCTTTAGATTAAAGTCTTTCGTAAGTACAGTTGCTTTTATCTTAGAATCTACTTTTGCTCTGCTTACCATTTCACGCAGAAATGATTTTGCTTTAATCGTTCCTAATCCTGGATTAGCCTTTGGCCACATCTTTTCGTCATCCCATTCTTTGGTACTATCAAGTTCATAAATGAGTGGCAAAAAACGTTCATCATTAGTGTCTTTATTAATGACCTTATCAGCATATTCATAAAGATCGTCATAAATACCTTCTCTGTTAAATCCTGATGTAGTTATTGTAAACAAAATCGGTTGCTTTCTGGCAGACATACCCTGTTTAACTACATCATAGATATTACGATCCTTAATAGAATGTAATTCATCGATAATACCACAATGCACATTCAAACCATCGAGAGTGTTTGAATCACTTGATAGCGGCTGGAATACTCCGAAATTAAAATCAGAATACATATCACTCTTTCGCTTAGCGATGTACTTTGATAAATACGGAGATTGTCTCACCATATTTCTTGATTCATTAAATACAATTTTTGCCTGGTCTTTCTTACTGGCAACGCAATCTATTTCTGCACCACCTTCGTGGTCTCCTATCATCATGTATAAAGATATTGCTGATAGCAGAACAGATTTTCCATTTTTACGCCCCATAATCCATAGCACTTCGTTGAATCTACGAACACCATTCTTATCTACAAATCCAAAAATAGCTTGAATAGCAGCCTTCTGAAATAGTCTTAGTTTAATCGGTTCACCAATTGCTCCTTTAGACTGTTTGCAGAATGATTCAATAAAAAAAATAGGTCGAGATGCCCTATCTATATCAAACTTATATTTACTTCTTTTGCTTTTAACATCATTAGCCAGCCCCTGATAAACCTTTTCAATCTTTTTACTAACTACAATCTTTTTATTTTTGATTTCATTCCAGTATTTAAGAATGTAGTTAGTATGATCGTACTCAATCATTTAGTATTAAAGAACTCCATCATTGGATCTACAGTTGCCTTAACACTTTCTTGTTTGTCATCAGGCAACAACCCAACAAGCTGTTTGATGATGTTATTGTAGTTTGAAATTAATTTGTTATATACCTGTGATGCACTAGAAGGTTTTCTTCCAGACTGGTTTTCACCGTTCTGATACTCTTCAATCCATCCATTAACACGCAAATCATCTTGTAATTCGCGTAGAGATATGACCATAAAAGCCGCATTTTGCATCAGATTAGTACATAGTTCTCTTTTCTCATTTGGTATATCTTGGAAAATAACCGTAAGTCTCTTAAACTCTTCTGAAATAAGAGCTTCTTTGTCTATCTTCTTCTTTCTTGCCATATCTATTTCCTTTCTACACGGCTATTAGACTACACCCATCAGCCGCTTTTCAGTTTCAGGTTTTAAAAGG